AGACTCTATGCACTTGCCGTAATCGTAGGCGGCGACCCGGAGGCCCCCGAATCTCACGCAGATACCCAGGAAGGCGTCCTCGTACCCGTCCGCGAGCAGGATGTCGTCTTCGGTGCTCATCCGCTAACTCTCGTCCCTCCGATCACGGTATTCCGCCTGACGACACGCTGAGGAGCAAAAGGCGTGGCCGTAGCGAGAGGCGGTGTAAATGCAGCCGCAACGCTCGCATAGTTTTTTCTTCTTATCGAGATGGCGACGCTCGTTATGAGCGCGACTGCGGCATTCATCAGAGCAATACCGCCTCCGTCCAGGCGGGAGATGGTTCTCGCAGATCGCACATTTTCGCATAATAACCTATTCGTCAGGCATGATGGGCCACCCATGGTAGGGCGCTTCCTCTGCAGCCTCTGTCAGAACCTTATGTCCACCCAGGCGTCAGGGATCTTGCGTTAAACCGTGCCCTGTCAGTGAGTTACCGAACCGGATCTAGTTGAAGGGTTGCGTCTCAACTTCAACTAAGATTTCCCTCTGTGAGACTCTCTGAGGAAACCTCACAAATCAGGGGGCATGAATATCGTCCCGTTCAGTTTCTCTACCTGCTTCTCAAGCCATTGTATTTTCAGGTCTTGGCGGGTGTCAGAGGGCAACTCGCCTGAGAGCCACACGCCAGAGGGCCATTCCAGAACGAACTTTGAGTTGTGAGTGACTTCTTTTCGCATCATCGCTATCTGGTAGTTGTTATGCCTGACTTCTGCCGCCAGTGAACTGGCCCACCAGACTATCCCGCCAGCCTGCAGGAGCAAGCCTACGGAGAAGATAATCCACTTGGTGTCCATTTTCGTGTCCTTTGTCGGAAGTTGAAGGGTAGAGAAGAACTTCAATATACCGAATTGAGCAGATATTTACCATGATTTCTTATTCGACACTCAGTTTTTCGGGAAAAGCTGTATTCACGAATCGACACGAATCGACATGAAGTAGGCATTAAGTGGGCATTAAGGAGTCAGGAGGCGTACCGAATCGACATTAAATCGACATTAAGGAGGCATGAAGTAGGCATTTACATTTAGGGAAACGCCGTGTAAGGCCCCTAGAACAGCACTGGGCGTTCTTCTGGCTTGGCGTCGCTGACCGGCTCCGGGGCATCGGGGCGGATATTCGGAATGCCAGGGGATAGCCCGTCGTGTAGATTCCACCATTCGATGGCTTTGGTCGGTCCTCGCCCGTAATCTTTGATTGGCGCGGCCAGGAGTTCATCTCTCGTGGACCATCCCATCACCCGGCCCCAGAGGGTCACATCTTTCCGGTTGGTGCCTTGGATCACCTCTACCTTTTCTTCCAGTTGAACGAGCACGTAAAGGTCTGCCAGGGCTTTTTCGCCCTTGAGCAGTTTCAGGTGCGGTTGCTTGTGTTCCACGGCTTTCACGTTTATTTTTTTGCCACCGTGCTTGTTGTCCCATCCGTCGTCGCCGCGTTTTTTCAGAGCCTCGTCCATTTTTAGCCCGGTCTGCTTTTCCCAGATAACCTCGCCCCAGCAGCCCGAGAAATGAGTGCTGCCTTTTTGGGTCCATTGTCTCGTGGACTGATAACTCCGCTTCTGCTTGTCCCTCTGATGCGCTATTCTCCCTATCCTGAGAATGTCTTGCGTACTCAACTTGATCCAATCCATGGGCATCATTCGTCCTTTCTTGATTGTGGCGAAGTTGAAGCTACTTATCGCAGTGGTCACCCGGCTTTGCGACGCCCGCGAGTGTTGATCGTGGACTGTCTCACCCCGAGAATCGCGAGCCTCTGCTTGGAAGTCTTGGACTTGCCGTTCCGGTAATCCCACAACTTGATGCCGAGATCCTTGAGAGCCTTGTAGATCGTTGACGTGGAAATGATTTCCCCGTCGTATCTCTTCACCGCCGCCTGTATGCACTTCGCGCTGAATCCGTTGCTTCCCATGATCTCGATTCTCATTTCCATCATCGCGTCAACTTTCATGATTGATCCTTTCTGCGTACTTCCCGGCGATGTTGTATATGTCCACGCGGTTGCCGCAGTGCGGGCAGAAGGTGATGCTTGTCACATCCTGTATGTGGGCGGCTAAGTTTCTGCTGGTGGCAGCGTCGTTGGCGTCGCGTGTCGCCTTGTCGTGCGCCGCCTGCGCCATTTTTCTAAGTCGGACGAATTTCAACCTTTGGAGACTCCGCTGGGACTGGTGGGACGGATGCGCGTGGTAGTGTGCCTTGATAGCAACGGGGCCACCTCTGAATCGACATCCCGGACACTTGATGAGTTTCCTCTTAGCCACTTTTTTCCTTTCGGTTGGAGGAGGGTGAAGAAGACGAGGTTCCATCCAAGAGGGCATTGGACTTGCGAAGTCCGCAAGACTTGCAGACCATGGGATGGGCTAGTTGAAAATGAGGAAAACGACCCCAGGACTTGTGCAAGCCGCAGACGGCGCACTTCAGGAATATCCTGGCGTCATCTTTGTAATTGAGTTCCCGCCGCATCAGCCGTATAGTGTACCAGATACATAGGAACCGACAAGGTCCACGGATGGACACTACCGCCGTAGCTAACCAGATGTTCACGGACAACCCCGTAACCTATGACGGGGTGGCCTTTGACGCCGTCTGGATGCAGGAGAACTACTGGCGGCTCAGTCCGGCCCTGACCGCCCAGCATCTCACCAATTTCGAGTTCCAGATACCGGACCATGTCGATCTCATGTCCCAGGCGCTCCAGGACGCCTGCAATTACCCGAATCGGAGGCTGATGATCACCATGCCACCCAGGCATGGGAAATCTCACCTCGTGAGCCACTGGTTCCCTGTCTGGTTTTTCCAGACATTCCCCGACAAGCGGATCATTCTTGCTTCTTACGAGGCAGATACAGCTTCTATGTGGGGGCGTAAGGTGCGAGACGCTCTGGTGCTTCACACCCATGAGACGGCTGTTGAGGTCCGATCCGACACCAAGGCGGCTCAGAGATGGGAGACGACGGCGGGTGGGTCCATGATGACGGCTGGCGTCGGGGGTCCTATCGCCGGTCGTGGGTGCGACATGGGGATCATAGATGACCCCATCAAGAACCAGGAGGAGGCGGATTCTCAGACTATCCGTGACAAAATCTGGGACTGGTACAGGTCCGTCATGTACACAAGGCTGGAGCCGAAGGCGAGCATGGTGGTGGTCAGCACGCGGTGGCACGAGGACGATCTCATAGGGAGGCTCCTGGCGGAGGAAAATGCCGGTGGAGAGAAATGGACGCATCTGAATCTGCCAGCCGTTGCCGAGGAGGACGACTTGCTCAAGAGATCTGTTGGGGAGGCTCTCTGGCCGGAGCGCTACAGCGATGAGGATCTGGCTCGCATCAAGAGAGTGGAAGGCACAAGGTCGTGGAACGCCCTGTACCAGCAGAGGCCGGTGCCTGCGGGAGGAGGCATGTTCAACAGGTCCTGGTTCAGGTACTACGAGGACTTTGAGGACTACTACATCTTGAAGCGGGGGGACCAGGCTGACCGCAGAATTCAAAAAGATCACTGCTGGCGCTTCATGACGTGCGATCTCGCCTTCACGGACAAGAGCCAGTCGGATTACACGGTGATCCAGGTCTGGGACGTGGATAAGGATCAGAACGACATGATCCTGGTAGAGCAGTTCCGGGATCAGTTGCAGGCCCCGGACGTGGAGAAGCAAATGAGGATCATGGAGGAACTGTGGTGCCCCCTGTTCATCGGGATAGAGGACCGGACCACGGGTACGGCGGCTATCCAGCGATTCAAACGGGACGGAATCACGATCAAGAGCATGAAGGCCGACCGCCAGAAGATCACCCGTGCCCTGATCGGCTCGATCTGGATTGAAAACGGCAAGATTTTCTTCCCCAAGAGGATCACGTGGCTCAACGACCTGGAGGCCGAACTGGTCGGATTCCCCCATGGGGCGCACGATGACCAGGTGGATGCCCTCGCCTACGCTGCCGGGTTCTCCAACAACAGGAATCTATGGCAGGAGCCTCCGTTACCCGGCTTGCCTAGAGGTTCGTTTGGGGCTATGCTTGGGATGGACAAGATCTTCGGGCCTCAGCAGGAACCGCCGCTCTGGTCCACGGATCGTATATGACAACGAGTAAAAGGAGTTACTCATCATGGCTTCACGGAAGAAGTCCTCGTCTCAAGATGTCCCTGACGTTATTCACGAGTCCGAGGCTGATGTTCAGCCCAGCAGAACCTCGGTTCATGCTGGCATGACCGTTCCGGTTGGGACCCAACCTCCGGATGGATGGCAGTTGATCACGATGGACAATGGGACAGTCCAGTTGTGGCCGGTTACGCCCAAGATGTTTGGGAAGATCCCCTTCGACCCCGAGATTCGCCGCAAGACGATGAAGCGGATTTTCAGCGAATATGAGAAGACTCTTCCCACGCCCGATGACCCTGATAGGGGACCCGGACTGCTCCTGGTCAACCCGGAGTGGCGGGCGCTATTCCCGCATGTGCAGGAGTGGGGCGACACGTCCACACGTATCATGGTGACGGAGGATCGCAGGCGGGTTCCTGGAGACGGCCCGAACTTCAAGTTCATCCCGAAGAACAATGTGCCAGAAGTGATGGCCAATCTCAACAGACAGGCAGCCCTGAAGACGATCACCGAGTCGCCTCAGGAGGCCACCATAGATGTCGCTTAACGTAGACGCCGACAGCCTTCGACAAGAGATTCTCGTTGCAACGGATTTTCGCGAGAAGTTCCTGGCGAGACTGGATGACCTGATTCGACGCTCATATGGCAGGTACTATCGGTCTGATCGTCCTCCGGGAAGCCCCATGACCGAGAATCATGGCTACGAGTTCCAGTCGGTGATGCTTCCTACTATCGTCTACGACAACCCCCGCTGCAAGATCAAGGTCGCCAAGCCGGACACGGCGGATATGAACGGAGAGGGGACCATCGGGCAGATGGCCAAGGGTCTGGAATTGTTCCTGAACCGGTGGTCGGAAGATTCCAATGTCGCCCAGCCTCTGAGCGACATGGCGGTGGACTTCATGTATTGCCACATGGTGGCACTGGTGACCATCGGCAACCAGCCCGGTTACCAGGGGGTAGAGATGACCCCGCAGCAACCGTACATCATCAGAATCGCCCCCCAGCATTTCATCCTTGATCCCACCGCTATGACCTGGAATCCAATGCAGTCCAATGGCCCTCGGTACATGGGGCACATGTGGATCGCGGACCAGGAAGATCTGGTGGATGATCCTAATTACAACTCCACCGCGATCAAGAAGTTGTCGGTGGACACGGATGTAGAGGTCTATTATGAGGAGCGGAAGCACCTGTCGGTTCCGCTCAGGAACGAGATAGTGGCCTGGGACATATGGGTCCCGGAGATGAATGAACTGAGCGATGAACCCGGCTACAACGGAACCATATACACCGTGGCCGTGGCGAACACGCCAGACGGGACCAGCAAGAAAGCCTACATGATCCGGGAGCCGCGACCCGCCTATGCGCCTCCTTGGGGGCCTTACGTGATGCACGGGGCCATGAAGGTCATGAACTCCCCATACCCGCTCTCGCCCTTGGTAGCCATTGCCGAGCAGTGGGAGGAATTGAACGCTCACACCACGGCAGCCGCTGAGAATGCCGCAGCTTTCAAGAAGTTCGCCTACGGTGAGAAGGCCAACGCGGTAGATGTGGAGACCATAAAGCACGTCCGTAACGGGGAAGTGGTACTTCTGGACGACACGGACAAGATCGGTCAGATGGAGATCGGCGGCACGTCGGAGGCCGAGTACCGTTTTGTAGAGTTCTCACGCGAGAGGCTCAACCGGGCCTCGGGTCTCTCGGATGCCTATCGCGGGCAGACCAGTGGCGTTACAGCTACCGAGGCCAGCATTGCGGACAGCGGGGTCAAAACCAGACTCAGCGGACTCAAGAGGCAGTTCAGGACGGCTGTGGGTCTGATCTTCAAAACTGCGTCGTGGTACGCCTTTTACGGAGAGGATTTTGCCGCCAATCTGGGCGAGGAGGGCGAGCGTTTCGGGATCAGTGAGTACCATGGGGGTATCGAAGGTGGCCGCGAGAACTTCAACTTCTTCGACCTGAGCCTCTCCATAGACCCGCTTTCCATGGAACACACGGATCAGGCAATGTTCCAGCGACGGGTCCAATTGGCTTTTGAGACTGTCACCAGCCTCGCCCAGGTCATGCCCCAGACTCCGTGGATCAAGTGGCGTGAGCCGGTCAGGACCCTTTTCGAGTCCTTGAACGTGGGTGATGCGGACGAGTGGATCGACTTCCAGGCCCTGGCTGAAGCCCAGAGCAACGCCATGATGAGTCAGGCCAACCCGGCTGCTGCCCAGCAGCAAATGGAAGCTCAGGCGGCTAGAGTCGTGTCCGCTTCAGTTCCACGCTTGCCAGGAGACAAGAAGAACATACCATCCTCCATGGCCGGTCGCGCTCATATTGCCCTTGCCAGAGAGTCTGGCGGCATGAACGCAGACGCATTCGGGACGTGATAGCGATGATTTACGAATTCATGGCAGATGACGGAGACGTGATCGAGGTCGAACGGCCCATGAGACACGCTCCGGAGATGGGCACGCCCGTGACGCGGGACGGGAAGGTGTATCGCCGGATCATGTCCAGGAACATCGCGGATGGCAGCGCCTACGACCTGTCGGCCTATCCGAAGATAAGTTCGACCCTTCCCCAGTTCGGCGGGAAAGATCCAGGCAAAGCTACGGACGTGGACTGGGTTAGGGAAGAGGGTCGCCACTACGGCAAGGTTATCATACATAGCCAGCAACAGGAGAGGGATTTATGTAAGAAGTTTGGATTCACCAGGGACTACAATGCGGATGATCGGTAGTGGAGATTTCGTGATCGAGAAGCCTCGCCTGCGTCGGCCATTGGCCATGCCTACGCAACGGATTGCCAAGGCAGACCGGCGTGGGCGAGGACTCTCGAAATCCGACAGGATGATTGAAAGAGAACTGGACGAAGAACTTGACATGAAGATACGAAGAGAGTAATAATTTGACAACACCTTTCCAGGGATGAGCCAAGGACGGCTTTAACCCCGGCACGGCAAGGAGGCCGACAATATGCCCGATACCACTGTAAAAGAGCAGACTGTAACAGAC